CACTGGCGGTTCGACCTCGGCGGCAGTCACGTCGGAAGGCGCAACCACCATCGCCGTCACTGGCGCTGGCGCTAACGCTACCGTTCTGGCTGGCGACGTGTTCACTGTGGCTGACTGCTTCGCTGTCAACCCGCAGACCCGCGAAAGCACCGGCTCGCTGTTCCAGTTCGTCGCGCTTACCAGCGTGACCCTGAGCGGCGCTGGCGCTGGCAACATCACGGTTGCACCGATGTATTCGGCCAACCATGCGCTTGCCACGGTCAACGTGCTGCCGGCCACCAGCAAGGCCATTGTGTTCGTTGGCGCTGCCAGCACGCAGTACGCGCAGAACCTTGTGTACCACAAGGACGCGATCACCTTCGCCACCGCCGACCTTCTGCTTCCGCAGGGCGTCGACATGGCTTCGCGTCAGGTCCACAACGGCATCTCGCTCCGCATTGTTCGTCAGTACGACATCAATAACGACCGTATGCCCTGCCGTATCGACGTCCTGTACGGCTACAGCACCATCCGCCCGCAGATGGCTTGCCGTCTCTGGGGTTAATCTGACAACGGCCCCCAGCACCGCTGGGGGCCAATGGATTGAAAGGAATTTGAGATGATACTTCCCAATGGTGGCGGCGGCTATCAGGTCGGCGATGGCAACCTCGACGAGCCTCTGATCGACGCAATCCCGCTTCCGGTTTCCATCGCGGCTACGGCTACGCTGACCCCGGCGCAGGTCTTGAACGGCCTCATTCTGGCCAACAGCGGCGTCACGGCTGCGGCGCAGACCTACACTCTGCCGACCGTAACCGACCTTGAAAACGTGCTGACTAACTCGGACAAGGCGGGCACCTCGTTCACCTTCCGCGTGGTCAACCTCGGCACTTCGTCGGGCACGGCTATCATCGCGGCTGGCACTGGCTGGACCGTCTCTGGCTCGCTGACCATGACCATTCCGGTCACGACCGGCGCGACCATGGTGGCCCGCAAGAGCGCTGCCGGCGCTTGGACGCTGTACCGCGTCGCGTAACAATGGACAGCCCCGGCTTTCGGGCCGGGGCTACCTATTAGGGGAAACACCATGGCGAACTCCAAAGCAACCGGCGTTGCGTTCAGCGATCAAGACATCATCGGCGCGCAGTTTATTCTGACCGACGAACAGCTTGGTTACACCGCCGCCGCGCAGGGTACCGTCACGCAGTTGACGGACAAAAGCACGGCGGTCACGTTGAACAAGTCCGCAGGCCGTATCACTATGAACGGCGCGGCGCTCAACACTGCCACCAACGCCACGTTCACGCTGAACAACAACCTCATTTCGCCGAACGACACGGTAATCCTTACGATTTCGGGCGGTCAAGCTACCCCCGGTTCGTACAACGTGTTTGCGAACGCATTGAGCGCTGGCTCTGTCAGCATCACTTTGCGTAACATTTCCGGCGGCTCTTTGTCGGAAGCGGTTATCATCAATTTTGCGCTAATCCACTGCGCTTAATGGATGTGGGCGGCCTTCGGGCCGCCCATTTTTCGAGGTTCTATATGTCCGTCATTTACCTAATTCACCCCAAGCACGGTGCCAAAGTCGCCATATCTGAAGCAGAAGCGATTTCAGATGCAATGAACGGTTGGTCGCGCTATACTCCCGACACGCCTTCTCTGGCGGCAGTCGAACCGGCGGCAGCGCCCGTCGTCAACACACTGGCGGCCCCTCGGCGTCGCGGACGCCCGCGCCCCGAAACGAAAGACTAAGCGATGACGAGCGCAGGGGAAATTATCAACGGCTCGCTGCGGTTGATTGGCGTTCTTGCTGAAGGCGAAACCCCCTCCGCTGAAACGGCGCAAGACGCGCTGACCGCCATGAACCAGATGATTGATAGCTGGAACACAGAGCGGCTATCCATCTACGCCACGCAGGACCAAGTGTTCCTATGGCCGGCAGGGCAATTGTCGCGCACGCTAGGCCCGACCGGCGACTTCGTCGGCAACCGCCCTGTGCTGCTGGACGACAGCACCTATTTCCGCGACCCTAGCACAAACGTCAGCTACGGCATCAAATTCATCAACCAGCAGCAGTACAACGGCATCGCGGTCAAGACCGTTACGTCGACGTACCCGCAGGTCATCTTCGTCAATGAGACGTTTCCTGACGTTGAGATGTTCGTCTACCCGCGCCCGACGCGCGAGTTGGAGTGGCATTTCGTCTCGGTGCAGGAACTCGCCCAACCGGCGACACTGGCGACCGAACTGCATTTCCCGCCCGGCTATCTGCGCGCGTTCCGCTACAATCTGGCGTGCGAACTGGCACCGGAGTTTGGCACGGAGCCGACGCCGCAGGTGCGCCGTATCGCCATGACGAGCAAGCGCAACCTGAAGCGCATCAACAACCCGAACGACATCATGGCGATGCCGTACAGCATCGTGGCGACGCGGCAGCGCTTTAACATCTACGCGGGCAATTACTGATGCAGACGCCGATACTTGGGTCGGCGTACGTTGCTCGCAGCGTCAACGCCGCCGACAACCGCATGGTCAACCTGTTCCCGGAAATTGTGCCGGAAGGTGGCCAGATGCCGGCGTTTCTCAACCGCGCGCCCGGACTGCAATTCCAGCAGACGATTGGCACCGGCCCCATTCGCGGGCTGTGGCCACGTCCCGGCAGCAACAGCGGCTTCTACGTCGTGTCCGGCAGCAACGTCTATCTGCTGACGTCGCTGACCGCCACGCCGACGCTGCTGGGCACGGTCGCTGCGGGCACCACGCCTGTCTCCATCACCGACAACGGCGACCAAGTCGTATTCGTCACCAACCCCGACGCCTATGTGTACACCGAAAGCACCAGCACCTTCGCGCAAGTCACCGACCCTGACTTCCCCGGCGCGGTGACGGTCGGCTACATCGACGGCTATTTCGTGTTCAACGAGCCGAACAGCCAGAAGATTTGGGTGACGTCGCTGCTGGATGGCACGCAGATCGACCCGCTCGACTTCGCCAGCGCTGAAGGCGCTCCCGACGGCGTCGTCGGCATCATCGTCGATCACCGCGAAGTTTGGGTGTTCGGCACCAACAGCACCGAAGTCTGGTACGACGCGGGCGCTGCCGACTTCCCGCTGGCGCGCATCCAAGGTGCGTACAACGAAATCGGCTGCGTCGCGCCCTTCTCCATCGCCAAGCTGGACAACAGCGTTTTCTGGCTAGGCCGCGACGCACGCGGGCAGGGTATCGTCTATCGCGCGGGCGGCTACGTCGGCCAGCGCATCTCGACGCACGCGATCGAGTGGCAAATCCAGCAGTACTCCGACATGTCGGACGCGGTCGCGTACACCTACCAGCAGGACGGCCACGCCTTCTACGTCCTCAACTTCCCGACCGGCGGCACGACGTGGGTATTCGACGCGGCGACCGGCGCTTGGCATGAGCGCGCCTATTTCGACAACGGCGACTTCAGCAGGCACCGTGGCAACAACCAGTGTAGCGTCAACGGCTACACCATCATCGGCGACTACCAGAACGGCAACATCTACACGTTCGACCTCGACGTGTACGCCGACAACGGCACGCCGCAAAAGTGGCTGCGCTCTTGGCGGGCGCTTCCGACCGGCACCAACAACCTGCGCCGCACGGCGCACCATTCGCTGCAACTGAACTGCGAAGTCGGCGTCGGCCTCAACGGGTTGGCACCGGGCGACATACCGCCGCAGCCAGCGTACACGCTCGACGTCAACTTCATATTCCAGCAGTACGCCGCACCCGGCACGCTGCCGACCGTGCAGGGCGCTGACCCGCAAGCCATGCTGCGTTGGTCCGACGACGGCGGCCACACATGGTCGAACGAGCATTGGACGTCTATTGGCCGCCTCGGCCAGTACGGGCGTCGCGCTATCTGGCGTCGACTTGGCATGACGCTGAAGTTGCGCGACCGCGTCTATGAAGTGTCGGGCACCGACCCGGTCAAATTGTCGATCATCAACGCGGAACTGCTGTTGAGCGGCACGAATGGCTGAACCGACCAACATTACCAAAATACCCGCGTCACGCGTCGGCGTCATCGACCCGCGTACCGGGCTGATGACGCGCGACTGGTATCGCTTCTTCTTCAACCTGTTCAACCTGACCGGCGCTGGCAACAACCCTATCACGCTCGACGAGGTGCAGATCGGGCCGCCGGCTGACAACACATCGACGCAGCACAGCATCCAGCAGGCTTTGGACGGCCTTAGCGTCGCGCCGACATTTGTGTTCGATGACCGCATGGGGCCGGAATATGTTCGGACCCGCCCGGTCGCGGCGTCAGACAACTTTTGGCCAGACGATTACCTTGTGGTTTGCAACGCGACGTCCGGCGTGGTCACTATGACGCTCCCCGCAGCGGCGGCCAGCCAAGGGCGTAAACTGGTGGCCAAAAAGATCGACGCGAGCGCAAACGCCGTGACGGTCGATGGCAACGGCGCGGAGACAGTGGACGGCGCGGCCAGCGTCTCTATCACCGCGCAATATGATAGCGTGTCCGTCATTAGCGACGGCACGACATGGTGGGTTGTATGACGTACCGTAGTGGGATGCTCACTTGGACTAGCGGCGGCGGGGGCGGCGGCTCTGGCACTGTGACTAACGTGAGCGGGACGGGGACGGTTTCCGGCTTGACCCTGTCCGGGACTGTGACGACCTCTGGCAGCTTGACCCTTGGCGGCACGCTTTCGGTCGCGTCGTCCAACTTCTCCTCGCAGACGGCCAACACCTTCCTCGCAGCGCCGAACGGGCTTGCGGGCGTTCCTACGTTCCGCACGCTTGTCGCGGCGGACGTGCCGACGCTCAACCAGAACACGACCGGCAGCGCAGCAACCCTGACGACTTCGCGCAACTTCTCTATCTCTGGCGGCGGCATCACAGCGGCGGCGGTTGGCTTCAACGGGTCGGCGGCGGTCACGCTATCGGCTTCAGTGGACGCGGGGCACATCACGCTTGCGCGCATGGCCAACCTCGCTCCAAATAGCATCATCGGCAACGACACTGGAACGGCTGCAACGCCGGTTGCGCTTACATCCACGCAGGTTACGGCGATGCTGAATACGTTCACGACCGGGTTCAAGGGGCTTGCCCCGGCCTCTGGCGGCGGCACAACGAACTTCCTGCGCGCTGACGGCACATGGGCTGCACCGCCGGGCGGCGGCGGCGTCCCTGACGGCGATAAAGGCGACATCACCGTGTCCGCTGCTGGCGCGACTTGGACCATCGACGCGGGCGCAGTGACGACGGCTAAGATGGGCGGCGATGTGACCGCAGCCGGCAAGGCGTTGCTTGACGACGCGGACGCGGCGGCGCAGCGCACGACGCTAGGCCTTGCGGCGGTCGCCGCGAGCGGCAGCGCTGCCGACCTGACGGGCAGCCTTCCTGTTGCGCGGCTCAACGGCGGTACAGCGGCGTCAAGCACAACCTTTTGGCGCGGTGACGGAACTTGGGCAACTCCGGGCGGCGGATCGGACCCATGGACGTATCTGAAGCTGGCCGCCAACTTTGTCACCAGCAGCGCCACGGCGGTCGATATTACCGGGCTAGGGTTCGCGCTCACAGCCAACGCTCAATATGAGTTTGAGGCAATGCTGCTGCTTCGCACTGCCACGGCCACCGTTGGCCCGCGTCCCGGTCTGGCATGGCCCGGCGGCACCGTGGACGGCGTCGCGCAGATTTATACACCATCTAGCGCCACGGCGCAGACGCTCGTGCTTGGGAATATCAACGCGTCCCTGCTGGCCGCCGTCGGCGGTCTGCCAAACACAACGCAAAGCTGGATGGCCACCGTTAGCGGAACAGTGATTGCAGGCGCGACGCCTACAGGCACCTTGCGCCTGCAAATGGCAAGCGAAACGGCGGGGACCAACGTGACGGTTATAGCCCGCTCTTTCATCAAATACCGAGTGATTTAGGGTTGGCTATGGCTGGGCGTCATTTTTTGCTATACCAGACGACATTAACTTTGGAGGGCCGTACTGATGGCTGAACTTTCCCCATCCCCGAAGGCGCAGTTTCTTGACGCCAACGGCGCTCCGCTGGCCGGCGGCAAGGTCAATACCTATCAGGCCGGAACGACGACGCCCTTGGCGACCTACACGGACGCCAGCGGCGCGACCGCCAACACCAACCCCGTCATTCTCGACGCGCGCGGCGAGGCGAACATCTGGTACACCAGCGGCGTCTCGTACAAGATCGTCCTGACCGACGCGACAAACGCGGTCATCTGGACGGTCGACAACGTGGCCATGTCCGGCTCCATGGCGGCGCAGAACGCCAACAACGTCAATATCACTGGCGGCACCATCGGCTCTGGCGTGACGTTCAACGGCAATATCACCGGCACGGCGGCGAACGTCACCGGCACCGTGGCCGTCGCCAACGGCGGTACTGGCGCTACGACGGCAGCCAACGCCCGCACCAACCTCGGCGCGGCAGCGTCCGGCGCTAACACCGACATCACGTCGCTGGAGCAGGACGTCGCGGTTGTGGCGACGGGCACCATCGGCGCGACTAGCATCGGCTTCCGTGGCGCACCGCAGAACCCGCAGACGGGCGCGTACGGCCTTGTGCTGGCCGACAACGGCAAGCACATCTCGATCACGACCGGCGGCGTCACCATCCCGTCGAACGCGTCGCAGGCGTTCCCCATCGGGGCCACCGTCGTCATCTTCAACAACAGCGGCTCGTCGCAGACTATCGCTATCACGTCTGACACGCTGCGGCAGGCTGGCACGACCAACACTGGCACCCGCACGCTGGCCAACTACGGGCTGGCGACTGTCCTCAAGGTCGACACGACGCTGTGGGTTATCAGCGGCGCGGGCCTGTCCTAATGAGCGGCGCGGTCCTCTCGCTGCTGGGGACGGCTGGCGGCGGCGGCTCTGCCGTCACCATCACTGTGTCGCCGCAGTTCATCGACGCGTACAACGCCGGTTCGGCGTCGGCGGCGTATCAGTTGAACCTCAACGGCACGGCTAACCAGAGCATCAACGGCGGGGCGTACACGCTGCTGGAAAACTGGTGTGTGCCGGCCAGCGAGGCGGGCAACTATGAGTGCTATGCGACGCTTGTGTCTGGCGTGCCAGACGGGGCCAGCGCCGTCACCGGGGCTTGGCTGGCGTTGTCCGCGACGCGCTTCTGGCGCGTCACGCGCTCGACGACGGGTTCGTCTGAAGTCATCCTCGACATCGGCATCCGTCGCGTCGGCGACCCCACCATCATCGCGTCGGGGGACATTACCCTGTACGCCGAATATTTCTAAAGGGTTGAACCATGACCGTCACCGTCAAAGTCCTCGTCCCTTCTAAGATCGCCGAAGATACGCAGGCCACACAGTACACGGCAACCAACGTGACCGCCATCATCGACAAGTTCACGGCCACCAACTACAGCGCGTCGGCGGCGTCGATCAGCGTCAATCTGGTGACGGCGGCTACGTCCGCAGGCACTCAGAACGTCGTCGTGCGGACCAAGACGTTGCAGCCGAACGAGACGTACACCTTCCCCGAAGTGGTCGGGCACGCGCTGGCACCGAACGGCTTCATCTCGACGCTGGCCAGCGCACCGTTGTCGATCAACATCCGCGCGTCGGGCCGCGAAATTACCTGATGGCACTGGCGCGCTCCTTTGACGTGGATGCAGTCAACAGGGTGGTCAACCATCCTGACGTGCGACCCTACGTCGGAGCGCCAGACGGCGGCCCGCTCGATTTGGCACCGCTGGTCGAACGGCCAGAGCATTGGTTTCTGATGGACGACCATGGCGGCTTCTTGCTGGCTTGGTCGGCACCCGGCGTGCGCGAAGTGCATACCTTCATCGCGCCGGAAGGGCGCGGCCAGTGGGCCGCCAGCCGTCGCCGTGAGATGGTCGCCTATGCCGCTGCCAATGGGGCTAAGATGCTGTGGACGCGCATCCCGCCCAAATGGAAACACGTCGAACGCTTCGCCCGCCAAGGGGGTATGCGGCCAACAGATGATGTGATAGACACCCTCGGTACACCGTACCGGATATTTGCGATGGAGTTGGTATAATGCCCGTAGCAGGAGCCATAATCGGGTCAGCGGTAATCGGCGGTGCCGCATCCATGAGCGCGGCCAAGAAAGCATCCAAGGCGCAGATAAAAGCGTCGGAAAACGCTGCGCAGGTCCAGCGTGAGATGTTCGACCGGCAGACGCAGCTTCAGGAGCCGTTCCGCCAAGCTGGCCTGACCGCGCAGCAGCAGATCATGCAGCTTCTCGGCCTTGGCGGCGACGCCACGGCACCCGGTTACGGCAGCATGGCCCGCTCGTTCGGCATGTCCGACTTCGAAGCCGACCCCGGCTACGCCTTCCGCCAGTCGGAAGGCATGAAGGCGCTGGAGCGGTCGGCGGCAGCACGCGGCCAACTCTTGTCCGGCGGCACCATGAAAGGCATCCAGCGCTTCGGGCAGGACTTGGCCAGCCAAGAATACGGCAACGCCTTTAATCGCTTCCAGATCGAACGCGCCGCGCGTCTCAACCCGCTCCAGTCCATGATGGGTTCTGGCCAGTCGGCGACCAACACCATGACGAGCGCCGCTGGCAATCTCGGTCAAGGGCTGGCGCAGTCGGAAATGAACGCTGGCGCAGCCCGCGCGTCTGGCTACGTCGGCGCGGCCAACGCACTCAATCAGGCGATTGGCTCCGCGTCTAACGCGCTCATTCAAGCGCCGATGTACAACGCCATGGCCAACTACTACAACAGCGGCATTGGCACACGCGGCGGTGGCGGAACGCCGCCTATTTCACCGGGCACTATGAATTGGAATGCTGTAATGCCGCGCGCTATGCCGGGGTACGGGGGTTAATATGGCAAATCAAATGATCGCGCTCGGCGTTCGCGGGCCTCAACTTCCTGACTTGGGCGCTGCTGCGGCGCGGTACGGCGCGATGGCGAACACTCTTTTGCAGCAGCGCGCTGCCGAACGGCAGTCGGCGCAAAGCCAGCAGGCAATGGAGATTGCGCGCAATCAGGAACAGCGCGCGGCTTCGCAGCATGAAATCGAGCAGGCTGGCCGGCAGATCGAATACTATACTCTTCGCGCTGGGCAGACGATGAACCGCGCTGGGTACGAGCAGTTCCTCGGCCAACTGGACCGCGACGCACCGGAAATTGCTGCGCAGTTTCGTACGAACCTGCCGCCGGAAAACTTCAACCGCGAAGAACTTCTCCGAATGGTCGGCAGCATTAGCGACAACTTCAGCAGGACTTTTGCCCCGCTCAACACCGAAGTGGTGCAGGGTACGGACGGTAAATTCCGCATTATCCGTCGCGGCGGTTTCGAGCCTGCCGGTGCCTATGAGGTACCGGAATATGACCTTGCCCCGGCGGACACTGGCGGCGGCGTCGGCGGTCCTGACCCCGAACAGCGCGACCCAGCGGCCTCTCCGACGGGCCTCAACGCCCGCCCCGGCGAAACACCGGGGCAAATAAAGGGCCGAGGCATACCCGCTGAAAACGTCCCTACAGGCAGCCCGCTTGTGCGACCGATGGAAGAGACTGCGCCGGAGTTGACCCCAGCGTCCGCTGGCGGCGGAATGGGCGGCGTGCAGCCGTTGGATATGCAGACGGCACCACTAATCATCCAGAACGCGGTGCAGAACCGCGTCATCGACCAGACGCACATGCAGCAACTTCGTGAGATGGTCGGCCCCGAAAACGAGCGCAATCTGGCCGCGTGGATGCAACAGCACCAAATCCGCATCCAGCCCCCCGGCGAAGCACCTATCCAGCCCGGTATGCGCAGCGCTGAATACCGGCCCGGCGTCGACGCCGCGCCGCAGTTCCAACAGGTGCAGAACGCACCGTCCGGCATGACGTACCGACCGACAGGCCGCGCCGCGACCGGACGACCTCCGCTGGTGTCGCCATCGCAAGACCCCGGCACCGCTGGGGCCGTGGCGGCGGCTACGCGTGAGCCTGTTGGGGTTTCAGTTGAACGAGCAGGCGGGACGACCCGCGCCGAACGTCAGGCGCAGGTCGAGACGGAAGGACCGATTACCGCCAGTCGTGAGCGGGCGGAGCGTCTGGAACGGCTGCGCGAGGCCGCACCGAAAGCGCGCAGCGACGTTGACAGCTTCTTGAGCGACGGCGCTCGTCGCATCAACGCGATTGACCGGATGCTGCGCACGCGCAGCTACGAAAGCGTTGTCGGCATGATCGAAGGCCGTATTCCCCGCATCCTTCAGGACGAAGGCCGGTCGGTAGCGCAGCGGCAACTCGACGAAATCGTAAACACGGACGTCATTCGGGACATCATCGCCAGCCGAGCGCAGACTGAAACAGGCGGCTCGCCGCTGGGCAACGTCTCCAACTCCGACCTTCAGATGTACGTCAACGCGGCTAACGCGCTGGCGCAGACAGGTGACGAAAACTCATTTCGTCGTGAACTGCTGCGTATGCGCGACCAAATTTATCGCGGCATGGAGCGCGCCCGCCGCACATACAGCGACACGTTCCGCGATTTGGGCGGCGAAATGCGGGGGCGCGAGTTGACCGCGCCGACCGTATCTCCGCGCTACACACCCGCCGCACCGCGCGGCGCGACCGGCGGCAACCGCCCGGCTGCACCGCGTCGGACACGCGGCGGTGCCGTCGTGACCAACTGGTAAGAGGGGGACGCCATGCCGCGCGCCGTAACTGTGGTTTTCTCGGACGGCAAAGTGCGCGTCTACGAGAACGTGCCTGACGACGTTACGCCAGATCAGGTTGAGGACCGGGCGCGGGGTGAATTTCCTGACCGGCAGATTACCGAGGTCATGGGCGGCAACCTCGTTAACCGTCAGTTGCGCGACGCGATTGCGACGCGGCAGGCGACGGTCGAAGATTTGCAGGCCATCGCGCGGCGCTATGATTACCAAATCCAGCCGGACGATTTGGACACCTATCAGCAGTGGATTGATTTTGCTGCTAACCGCCCGAACGTCGCTATTCCCGAAAACATCCACACCGCGCCGGTCAGCAGGACGCGTGCGTTTGCAGAAGGAGTGGAGACGGGTACGCGTTCCGTCTCTGACACGCTGGTCGGCGCATGGGCGTGGCTGGCGGACAAAGGCGCTCAACTTGGCATCACCCCGACACCCGAAAACGCCACTCGCATTTTTGCGCGGCTTAACGCTTACTCACCAGAAGAAGCCGACGCTTTCGCCCGCAACATCGCAGCGCGGGGGTTGTCGTGGAGTGACCTAGTGTCGGCTGGCACTGAAGCCGTGCGCCAGCGGCCTATCGCCATTGCCTCCCAAGAACAGCGCCCCAACTATTTTACCGGCGGCAATATCGCGGCGCAGATCGCCACCACGGCACCCGCCATAAGCACTCTTGCTACGCGCGGCGCGGCGGCCACCGCGACGGCGGCACCGCGTGTGTCCAATTTCTTTCGTTCCGTTGGTTCTGGCGGTATTGGCGTTCGCGCGGCCACACCGGAAGCTATTGCCGCAGGCGCACCCGTCGCCGCGACTTTTGGTGGGCGCATCGCCTTGCGGGGCGGCGGCGGCGGAGCGGCGGCCATTGCAGGGTCCGCCATGACGGGAAGCGACGCTGAAAACGCCCTTTTTGAAGGCCTTATTGGGGGCACCATTCCGTTTGGGGCGACGCTTGTTCGGCGTGGCGCAGGAGCCACCTATGACCTTTTTGCCGGTCGGTTGGGTGAAGCGCGGGCAGCCGAAATTTTCCGCAATCTGATCGCCGACAACGCCGACGAAATCATGACGGCGTTGCGCGAAGCGCCGGCCAACGCGCGTGCCAACGTCGCGGAATTTCTGGCGTCGCGCAATCTGCTTAACCCAGAAATAGCGGCGGCCACGCGCATCGGCGCGGCCAGTTCCGCTGGCCAGCCGTTGACCGACGTGGCCGTCGCGCGTGCTGCTGGGCAAAACGAGATGCTGAACACGTTGCGCGGCGGCGCGACGGGCACCGAAGCCATGCAGAACATTGGTGCCATGCGGCAGGGGGTGCGTACCGAAACCGACCCTCTACGCGCCGAAGCGCTGTTTCAGGCGGATATTGGCCGCACGCGTATTATCCCCGCCGAACGTGAAGCCGAAAGGCTTGACGCGCTGGCTGCCGAAATTAACAGGGCGGGTATCGTCCCTCGTATGCGCGGGCTGGAAGGCCGTTCGCGCGAACAGTTGGATGTGGCGTTCCAAAACCCTGAATTTTTCACGCTTGACGGGCCGATGGCGCGCACTGGCGAAATAGCCGATCAAGCTGGCCGCCGCGCCGACGAAGGGATTGAAGCGCAATTGGGCTTCCGCGACGCAGCCCGTTTGTCACGCGAAGCCGCCGAAAATTTGCGGGCGCAAGGGCTTTCGCCGCTCAACATCGCGGGCGTCGTCGGCAACCTGCGTGCCGCCGCGCGCGAGGCGCAATTCGTAAACTCACCTCGATATGATGTGCTGACGTCTTTTGCCGACGACCTACAAAACCGCGCGCGTATGATGGGCGGCATCATCGACGCCAGAGGCCTGTACGAAATTCGCAAGGGTATGAACCAAAGAATTGCCGACTTGTTGCAAGGCACCGACCCGTCAGCGCTGCAACGCCGCACGGCGGAAATTGTTGGTGAAGTTAAGCCGCTGATCGACAACGCTATCAGGACGGCTGGCGGGCGCAATTGGGATGAATATCTGAACCGCTTTACGGCGGGCATGGAGAATGTCGAACGCCAACAGTTTGGCCTTCGGCTGGCTGCGCTACCGCGCAACCGGCTAGAGCAGGTCATGTCCGGCAACGACCCTAAATTTGTGACCGACTTTTTCGGGCCGGGAAATTACGACATCAACGCCGCGCTGTTTGGTTCGCAGCTTCCCGTCGCGCAACGATTGGCCGGCGAAATCGGCGTTGACCGCGACGTCGCGGCGCTTGGCCTGCGCGGCTTGCCTGCAGAAACGCGTGGTCCGTCAATGGCGGGCGCTCGCGCACGCGTCACAGAAATGATGGCTCCGGGCCTTGGGCCTGTGTCACGCGCGTTCTTCAACGTCACTGGCCGCGTCCCCGGCCTTTCCGGCGGCGGTATTGCGGCGGAGCAAGCGGCCCGCGAATTTTCGGAGCGGATGTCTGAAAACGCAATGCGTAATCTGGTCCCCGCGCTGGCCGACCCAGCGGAAGCCGTGCGGCTGGCGGGCGTGCGGTCGGCTAACGCCATGACGGCGGGCGCGTTTGATCGTCTGCCGCCCATGGCGCGCACATACGCGTCGCAGACGCTCCAGCAATTGATGAACCCGCCAGCGCCGCAAGCCGTCATGCCTTCCGAGGGTGAACTGCCGCCGCCCGGTCAAATGTTCCTCGGTTTCCAGACAGGCCCGAACGGCGAGGCAATTCCAATCTACGGTCCAGCAGGGGGGCTTTAATGACGACTATCGACAAGACCGAAGCGCGGCTAGACACGCATGAGGAAGTGTGCGCGCTGCGGTACGCCAGCATTTGCGCTCGGCTGAAGCGGTTGGAAGGCATCGGCCTGAGCGTGGCCGGCACCATCATCATGCTGCTAATCGGCATTCTGATGAAGTTGGCTTTCGTATGACCGACCCGCGCTGGCTCAAGATCGCCGAACGCAGTGTCGGCTTGCGGGAAATCATCGGACCCGGTCACAACAAGACGATATTGGGGTGGCTGGAGAAGCTGCGCGCATGGTGGCGCGACGACGAGACGCCGTGGTGCGGTGTGTTCGTGGCGCACTGTATGCAGGAAGCTGGGCTGCCGTACCCGAAGATGTACATGCGCGCGAAGGCGTGGTCGGACTACGGCGCGCTGCTGCGCCTCGACCGGCTGGCACCGGGCGCTATCCTTGTGTTCGACCGCTCTGGCGGCGGTCACGTCGGCTTCTATGTCGGCGAGGACGCAGGGCACTATTTTGTCCTTGGCGGAAACCAAGGCAACGCCGTCAACGTGATGAAGCTGGGCAAGTCTCGCCTAGTCGCCTCACGGTGGCCCAAAGGGGAGCCGGTCCTCGGCGGCCCCGCTTACATGTCTGGGGGCACTGTCTCTCGGAACGAAGCATAGGAGATACGACATGCTTAAAGGCTATCGCACCTACATCATGGCCGGGCTGGGCGTCGTCAGCGCCGCCGCCAGCTACCTCGTCGGTGACGTGGACCTGCTGACGGCGGCGAACGCGGCGTTCACCGCCGCAGCCCTAGCCTTCCTGCGTGCTGGCGTCCCTCGCGCGTAGCCAGCGCTCGCCGTACCAGAGCGCCTTGCGCATATCTTGGCCCGCGTCGTCCTTATGGCCGGCGCGGGCTATGTATTTGAGCATGTTGCCGCGACAGTACCCAGCGAACTCTTCCGGCGACAGTTTCGCTTCGATGAAGTCAATCGTCTCAATGCCGCCGACCGTGTAGTGATCTGGATGGTTGACCGGGTCGGCGTCCGGCAAGGATTTAAGCGCCTTTCGGATTGCGGCACCGGCCCCACGCCGCGCGGCGGATTGCCTTATGCAATCTTGGCAGACAGCACCGACGGGTTCGCCATGGTCACATCTCAACACGATCATTTGCGTACCGCTTCCATAATTTCAGCCCGCTCGCGCGACGTGCGCAGCGACGCGTAGCGCTGGTGCAGCCGCCGCGCCATGACCGGGCGGCGGTGCGTGCTGACCTCCTCGTCAAGCAGCGCCTTCACCTCATGTTCGGACAGGCTGCTTATGGTCGCAGCCAGCGAGTGCCAATCAATCTTCGCCATTTTTCAATTCCTCTAGTGCCACATCGGACACCGCGCGCTTGTTGTGCAGGGCGGCCCAAATGCGTTCGTCGATAGTCTTGTCCGCCATCATGACGTAAACCCAAACGTCGCGCTTCTGACCACTGCGGTGCAGCCGCCCGACGGTTTGTTCGTACAGTTCCAGCGACCATGGCAGCGACAGGAACACCATGTGGCAGCCGCCGTGCTGGAGATTGAGGCCGTGGCCAGCCGACTTCGGATGGACCAGCAGCAACTCGACTTCACCCCTGTTCCAGCGCTCGATGACGTCGTCATCGTCGATGGTCTGGGCGTGCGGGAACCGGCGCTTCAACTCGGCCAGTTCCTCCTGATAGTTATAGACGACGATAGTGTTGGCCCGCTGGTTCTCGTCCAGCAGTTCGGCCAGCCGGTCAAACTTGTGCGCGCTGAACCAGATCGACGGCGTGCCGGCGTCGCGGTTGTACACGAAGCCCGACGCCATCTGTTGCAGCTTGGTCGTCACCGACGCGGCGTTCTGGGCGATGACGCGCTCGTCGCCGAAGCGCACGACATACTCGGCCTTCATCTTCTCGTACGGCGCGCGGTCGTCCAGTTGCGTCCGCACCTCGACGACGTGGCAGGGCGGCAGCTTGTCCTTATAGTCGCCGGGGTCCAGCACGAAGGTCGCGGGGCGGATGCGCGCCATGACCTGCTCCAGCGCACCGGGCGCAGGCGTCCACTGCCCGAAGTCGCGGTTGATGCAGATGAAATACTGCTGAAGGAACGCGCCCTTGGAGCGGCCCAACAGCGGTTGGTCGACAATCTTGCACTGGCCGAACACGTCCTCAAGGCCGTTCGACGTGAACGAGCCGGTCAACCCCCAGCGCACGTTGATCGGCTCCAGCAGCTTCTCCAGCGCTTTGAACCGCTTACCGCTAGGGTTCTTGAGCCGCGTCAGTTCGTCAAACACAATGCCGTCGAAGCCGGTCAGATCATCCAGCTTGTCGAGGTTGTCATAGTTGATGACGACGACTTGCGCGTCACTGGCCAGCGCCGCCGCGCGCTGCGCCGGTGAACCGACGGCCAGCGCGGGCGTCAGGTCCGACCACTTGGGCGCTTCGACCGGCCAGACGTCGGTGCAGACGCGCTTGGGGGCCACGACAAGCCAGCGGGTCACATAGCCGTCGTTGAGCATGGCCTGCATCGCCGTCAGCGTGATAGCCGTCTTGCCCGCGCCGACCGGAGCCAAGATCATCGCCCGGTCGCGCTCGAACAGGAAGTCGGCGGCGTCGTCCTGATAGGGCCTCAATCGAAGCGTTTGAACCATTCGTCCACATCCTCTTTTGACCACAGGCACGCATAGCGCTGCTTGGTGTGGTCCATCTCCTCGGCAAATACCTCCTGCAACGCGGACAGGCGGCCACCGGGCTTCTTCAACTCGATGAACCATGCCTCGCCGTTCGGCATACAGGCTATGCGGTCAGCGACGCCGCGCTGGGTCACGCTGCGGAACTTGTACGCCTTGCCGCCACTGGTGGTGACGCGGCGCACGAAATAGGCTTCGATTTCTTTCTCGGTCATACCAACCGTCTATCTCGCCAAAAAAAGTTTGGCAAGGGGCTTGCACAACATTTTCGTGCGTGTATGGTGGCCGCTCAAACAGTGAAGTGAGGTTCAATATGCAACATAGTAGGATTGTTGGCGGTTCGACCGCCAAGCGCGTCATTGCCTGCCCCGGCAGCGTGGCGCTGGTGGACAAGATGCCGCCGAAGCCCAGCAGCAGCTACGCCAACGAAGGCACGCTGCTTCACGACACCATCGCCGACGTGCTTGACAAGGGCTTTGCCCCCAGCGACTTCATTGGCCGTACCTATGAAGGTATCGTGCTGACTGAGGAACTGATTGAGAGCAAGCTGGCCCCGGCGCTGGCCGCGCTTGACGAAGTCGACCCCACAGGAGAGATGGAGTATGCAGTCGAAAGTCGGGTTGGTTTTGGCGATCTTCTGCCTGACGTTTTTGGTTCTACCGATCTTCTTGGTCGCGTTGGTGATCGAGCGGTTGTTCTGGATTGGAAGTTTGGCGACGGCGTCGCTGTCGAGGTCGAGGAGAACAGCCAGCTTCTCTTCTACGCTGCGGCGGCTATCCGTACGGCGGAAACGGCGTGGGTGTTCGACGGAGCCAAGGAAGTCGAACTGATTATCGTGCAGCCGCCCAGCGTCAAGCGCTGGACGACGACCGTGGAACGCATCAAGGCGTTCGAACAGGAGTTGGTCGCTGCCGTCAAGATTGCCATGAAGCCCGACGCGCCGCTGGCCGCTGGCGACCACTGCAAATGGTGCGCCGCCAAGCCTGTCTGCCCTGTCATGACGGGCGCAGTGGACCGGCTGGTGCGCGAGAAGATTGACCAACTGCCGGTCGAGCAAATCGCCCACTATCTCAATCAGTTGCCCGTCATCGAAGGGTTCCTGAAGGACTTGCAGCAGTTGGCGCATGGCGTGCTGGAGGAAGGCCGGAGCATCCCCGGCTGGAAGCTGGTCAACAAGCGTGCGACGCGCAAATGGACGGACGAGGACAAGGCCGCCGCGTTCTTGGAAGATAACGGCATCGCGCCGTTCGAGTTCAAAGTCCTCTCGCCCGCTGCGGCGGAGAAGGCACTGAAGAAGGAAAAGATCGAATTGCCGGCGGACCTTGTGGTCGCCGTCTCCACAGGCTCAACCCTTGCGCCGGAAAGTGATAACCGGCCAGCGGTTCTGCAAATCGGCCAAACGCTGTCAAAGGCAATGGCTAAAATCCAGTAAGAAGAAAGGTACGATGATGAAAAATGAAAGTCTGACCATCACCGAGGCCGAGAGCGCCGCTAACGCAACCGCCCCCCGCGTCACGTTGGATAGCATGGAAGCCAAGATCGCCAGCACGGACTATATCATCCATGAAGGCATCTTTACGCTGTGCATCATCAAGATGCAGAACGGGTTCTTCGTGGTCGGGGAGAGCGCCCCGGCCAGCCCAGCTAACTACAACCGGGAACTGGGTAAGAAATTTGCCTACGAAAACGCCATCCGCCAACTGTGGAAGTTGGAAGGGTACGCGTTGCGGGAACGTCTCGCGCAAGACTAAAATCCAGCAAGAAGAAAGGTACGATAATGTCGAATATCACTGCGTTTGGTGGGGCCAACCTGCCGTCGGTTCAGTCCCTCTCGTCGGCCCTGCGGTCGGTGGCCAGCACCGTCGGCAGCAGCGACGGTATGGTCATCATCAAGATGGACAAGACTGGTCATTGGGTTTTCGGTGCCGACCAAACCGACGTCGAAGAAGATAGCATCTGGGCGGTCAATCCGTTCTCGTTCGTCCACGGCTATATCGCTTGGGGCGACGGTGAAGTGCTGGGCGAAAAGATGGCTCCAGTCTCCGAACCGCTGCCCGCGCTGGACCCGGCTCCTGCCGGTGCCAAGCGCGGCTGGGAGATGCAGGTCGGCATGACGCTGGCTTGCACCAACGGCGAGGACGAAGGCTTGCAGGCGCGCTTCGCGGCGACGTCCGTGGGCGGCAAGAAGGCCGTGCAGGCGCTCGCCATTGCGATTGCCGAACAGGTTGAGAAAGACCCGTCCAAGCCGGTGCCGCTGGTGGTTCTGAAGAAGGACCATTATCAGCACAAGTCCTACGGGCGCATCTACACGCCTGTGCTGGAAATCGTGAAGTGGGCCGCCATGGACGGCAACGCAGCGGACGCTGACGCGGACGACGCTGCCGACGAAGCGCCCGTCGAAGAAACACCCCGGCGTCGCCGTCGCGCGACTGCATAAGGGTGTGCGAAAGCCGGGACGACAACCCCTCGTCGTCCCGGCGAGTAGCTGGTGAGTGAGGCACGCAATGGCACCCCTATGGATTGACTTCGAAACCCGCAGCCGCTGCGATCTTAGGTCGCGCGGCGTTTACAATTATGCGCGGGACGCCAGCACAGACGTGCTGTGCATGTCCTACGCGTTCGGCGACGATGACGTGCGGACGTGGCGGCCCGGCCAGCCTTTCCCCCACGACGTCGCCAACCATACCGGCCAGATCAGGGCACACAACGCGGCCTTCGAGCGGCTGATATTCTGGTACGTCCTGCAGATCGACTTCGCGCTGGAGCAGTTCTATTGCACCGCAGCACAGGCCCGCGCCAACTGCGCACCGGGCAGCCTTGAGGACGTCGGGCGCTTCGCTGGCGCTGGTATGCGCAAGGACCATCGCGGCAGCCAGCTTATCCGGCTGTTGTCCATGCCGCAGCTTGACGGCACCTTCCGCGAGGACGAAGTGTTGATGGCCGAGATGGTGGCGTACTGTGAGCAGGACGTGCGCGCCATGCGGGCGATCAGTAAAGCCCAACGGGGACTGTCCGATGACGAGTTGCGCGATTATCACGTCAATGAGCGCATTAACGACCGTGGCGTCCTGCTTGATAAACGTCTGGCTCTGGCGGCGGTGCGCTACGCACACGCGGAAGCTGACGAAATACAGGAGACTGTTCGGGAAATTACTGGCGGCGAAATCACGTCAGTCCGCAGCCCGAAAATGCGCAAATGGGTTCTCGACCGTGTCGGCCCGCAAGCCCTGAAACTGGCGACCGTTTACAAGGACGGCATAGCCAAACTATCTATCGACAAGAACGTGCGCGCAAACTTGCTCGTACTGGCAGAGGAACAGCCCGATGAAATCCCGGCGGACGTTGCTGAGGTCATCCAGTGCGCGGACGATCTGTGGGCATCGTCCGTGGCGAAATTCAACAGAGCCGCTTCGCTTGCTGACGAAGAGGATGATCGTGTTAGAGGCGCGTTCGTTTTTTCAGGCGGCAGCGCTACAGGCCGCGCTTCATCGTTTGGACTGCAGGTCCACAACTTCCCCCGAAAGTGCGCCGACGACCCTGCACTAGTCCGTGAGGCCATGGTGCGCGGGCACAGCATCGTGCCCAAGTTCGGCACGCGCGTCACCGACGTGCTGAAGGGGATGCTGCGGCCAGCGCTGATGGCTGCACCGGGCAAGCATCTGGTGGTGGCCGATTGGGCCGCTATCGAAGCGCGGGTGACGCCATGGGCGTCCAAGACCAACAGCGGTTCGGCCAAGCTGGCAATCTTCGAGCGCGGCGAGGACGTGTACAAGCACAACGCAGCGGCGACGTTCCGCGTCGGCTATGACGACGTCACCAAGGACCAACGCCAGATCGGCAAGGTGCAGGAATTGGCCTGCGGCTTCGCGGGCGGCATCGGTGCCTTCGCCGCGATGGGCCGCATCTACAACGTCGTTTTGAACGAGAGCGAGAGCCGCCGCATGGTGGACGGCTGGCGTCGGGCGAACCCATGGGCACCGGCCTATTGGGGCGGGCTGGAGCGCGCCTATATGGCCGCCATGCGCAACCCCGGCCATGAGTTTAGCGCCGGTCGCGTGACGTACCTGTATGACCGGCAACATCTGTGGTATGTGCTGCCCAGCGGGCGCGTTCTGTGCTATCCCATGGCGCGCTTCGACGACGAGGGCAACATCACCTACGCTAAGGCGTCGTGGAAGCCTGCAGCCGACGCGAAGGAATGGCCGCGCGCCCGCTTGTGGCGCGGTCTGGCCTGTGAGAACATCACGCAAGCCGTGGCCAACGACCTGTTGCGCTACAGCCTGCGGCGACTGGACGAGAAAGGTCTGGACGTGGTCCTGCACGTCCACGACGAAATCGTGCTAGAGACGACCGACCCCGACGCAGCGGCGGCAACGCTGCTCGATAGTATGACAACCCCGCCGACGTGGGCGGCAGGGCTTCCGCTCAATGCGGAAGTTGCTACCATGACCCAATATGGCAAATAGGAAGGAAAGAACCGTGAGTGAGGCACGCGATACATTTTTGCAGTTCGTTACCGGCTTGGCCGACATCGAGGGCGAGACGGCGCTGCTGTTGCGCCAGAAGCCGACGCTAATTGACGGCCAGATGATCTACCATGGCGACGGCGTCCCCAAGGCGACGTTCCCGTCATTCCTACCCGGCACCGCCCGCGTAAAGGACGGCGAGGCATGGTACGTCAACACTGGTTCGTTCATCATCGACCGCTTCAAGGACGGCAAGCCGAGCGCCAAGCGCGACAATTGCGACTATGTCCTGTTCATGATGCTGGACGACATTGGCACCAAGTCCAAGACGCCGCCGATTGAGCCGACATGGATTATGGAGACGAGCGAGGGTTCGTTTCAATGGGGCTACGCCTTCTATGAGCAACCAAGCAAGCACGACTTCGCCGCAGCGATCGCCGCCATAGCCGAGGCGGGCTATACCGACCCCGGCGCAACCAACCCGGTGCGCAACTGCCGTATCCCCGGCAGCGTCAACCTGAAGCAAGGCCGCGACAACTTCGCCGCCCGTCTGGTCGAGTTCCACCCCGACCGCCAGTACATACTAGAGCAGATTTGCGACGCGCTGGACGTCACGCCAGCCGAAGCCAACAGCAGCGATTACAAGAGCATCAACATCCGCGACACTGGCGGCGACACGGTGCTGCAATGGTTGGCCGACAACAACCTTGTTCTGTCCCGGCCAAACAACGAAGGCTGGTGCGGCATCGTCTGCCCGAACCACGGCCAGCATACCGACGGCAATATCGAGGCGCGGTACAAGCCTCTGGACCGTTCCTTTTGCTGCTATCACGGCCACTGCCAGCATCTTGATAGCCGCGCCTTCCTCGGTTGGGTTGGCGAGAACGGCGGCCCCAAGGTGATACCCGGCCTGCGTGACGAATTGATCGTCGAGCGTATGCGCCAGATGGCCGACAAGATACAGCCAACCGATACATTCCCCGACGCGGCGGCGGCAATCGTGCGTGAGGTCGAGCGCAAGGAAGCTGGGCGGCTGGAGAAAGCCGAGTGGTTTGAGCGCTTCGCCTATGTGCAGTCCGATGACAGCTACTTCGACATGGTGACGCGCCGGGAAGTGCCGCGCGCGGTGTTTAACGCCCTGTTCCGCCACGTCGATTGCCGGTCTGTCCA